CGCCGCGACGATCGTGCGCGCCGCATCGGCCCGGTAAAGAAACCCGTTGTTCGGGTTGGCCCCGGCGATCCATGCCACACTCGCGTTGATCCGCCCCTGCGCCACCCCGTTGAGCAGGTAGGCCGGCGCCCCCACGGTGCCAGTGCCGGCGACGTTGATCGTGCCGGCACCTTGGTCGCCGCCGGTCGGTGCGCCAGCCGCGTTGTAGACCTGCAATCCCGCCTGGATATGCAGGCGCTCGGCCAGGGTGGTGCTACCGAGGGTCGTCGTAGAAAATGTTAACAGCGTGCTCTCGGTAGGGGTCGACGTGTTCCACGTTTCCGCCGCCACGCAATTGATCGTTGCCCGGTTGGCGGCGCTGTACGCGGTGCCGTTGTGACCGCGGTAGACGATGCCGCCGATCAGGTCGCCCGCACTCAGGGCAACGGCGGGCGTGCCAGACGTGCCGCGGGTGGTGCGCATCAATACGTTGGCCGCGCCGCCCAGCGCATTGGCGTAGGCGTCGAGTTCCAGCCGCGCCACGACACCGTCGCCACCGCTGATCTGCAGCGCGGTCCCGGCGAGCGGCGCCTGCGCCGCCGCCGTATTGAGGTTGACCACCAGCGGCCCGCTGAGGGTCCCGCCGGTCAGCGGCAGGCCGCCGCCGCCGGTCGCCAACTGCCAGGACGGGATCGTGCCGGCGCCCGCCGTGGTCAGCACATAGCCGTTGGTGCCGCCCCCGAGCCGCGCCACCGCACCCCCGGCCGCGCGATAGTAGAGATCGCCGGTCGTGTCGCTGCCGAGATTGATCGCAAACGACGGGCCGACCGTCAGCGCGCCGGCCATCGTGCCGCCGGCCAGCGGTAAAACCCCGCCGCCCTGGATGAACAGGTTGGTGGCGTTGAGCGTGCCGAGCCCCTGCAGGCCGCCGGTCGGGGTGCCGATCTGAACACCCTGGCCGATGGTCATCTGGCCGGCGGGCGTTACCGAGCCGCCGGTCGGAACCGTGGTGAAGAAGATCGACGTGCCGTGGTGCGTATCGTCCCAGGTTTCTGCCGCTTGGTAGCCGAGCGCCCCGGCCGCCGTGCTCGAATAAACGGTCGCCCCGAAGCCGAAGGCATTGATCCCGCCGATGATGTCGCCGTTCTGCAACGCCGAAGGGCTGGCGGCGGTGTTGTTGGCGCGGCGGATCGTCAGCATGCTCTGCGCCGTGGCCCCGGTGCCGAAGCTGTCGATCGTGATGCGTGGAACCGAGGCGTTGGCACCGCCGACCTGCAGACCGGTGGAGGCGGGCGGCGCGGGTAACGCCACCGCGTTTGCGTTGATGGTCAGCGTGCCGGGCGCCCCGCTGATCGTGCCGCCGACCAACGGCAGGTAGGACGCCAGCGATGTGGTGACCTGCCCCGCCGTCTGGTAGCCATTGGGGTTGGCCGCAGGGTAGGCACCGAGTGCCGTCAGCGCGTTAGGCGCGGTGGTCGCCCCGGTGCCGCCGTTGCCGATCGCCACGGTCCCGGTCACGTCGCCACCGGGCATGGTCAGGTTGACCGCGCCAAACGTCGGAGCGCCGGCCCCGCCGTGCAGCACCGTGGTGGCTGTGCCGAGGGTGCCGAGCGTCGCAACAGCCTGCGTGTTCTGCCCGATAACCAGTTGATTGAGGGTGAGCGTCGCCCCCGCCGTGACGTTGCCTGCACCTCCGGTGATCGTCGCTGTGCTGACGGCGGTCAGCTGACCAGAGGCATTCCAGGTGATGACCGGAACCACGGTGGCCGATCCGGTCGGGCCGCCGGCGGTGATCGTCGACGCCAGCGCCGGCGCCGCATCCGACCGCATGAACGTCGGCGCGCTGCCGGGGATGACGGTGGCGCCGACCTGTGCTGTCGGAGCCGCCCCGACCGGCGGTGCCGCCGGAGCCGAGCCCCCCGTTACTGCGGTGACCCGCCCCTTCACGTCCACCGTCAAGCTGGCGGGATAGGGAAAAGTGCCAGCCGCGACAACCGACGCCAGCGTCAGCGCGCCGCCCACGGCGATCGTTGCATCGCCCGACACGGTGACGCCGGCCACCGTGCTGGATGCGCTGGAATATTGCGCGACTTGTCCGGCAGTGCCTGGATTGACGGTACCGCCGCCGGTTGCAAACGGCTGCCACGTCGGCAATCCGCCGGTCATCTGCAGCAAATTGCCCGCCGCGCCGGCCCCGAGGCGCGCCATGTTCCCGGCGGCGTTGCGGTAGTAGAGGTCGCCGGCGGCGTCGCCGCCGAGCGCCATCGCCATGCCCAGCACGCTGGTCCCGTTGAGCGTCAGCCCGGTCGAGCCGCCGAACGCACCCGCATTGTTAAACTGGGCCTGGGAGCTCGCCCCGCCTGGGGTGCCGCCGCCACCGCCGGGGGGAGCTCTGGCGGCAACGTAATTAGCGAGCTGGAGGGCGGTGACCCGCTTCAGGTCGGTGCCGACCCCGCACCCGGAAGAGGCGTCGCACCAGAACGTCGCGTCGGTGTCTTTGACCGGGCCGGCAGGAACCAGTTCCGATAAATAAGTAATTCCAGTTGGAAATGCCGACATCTATGCTATAGGCATAGGTCCGCTTTCGAGCGGACACGTGGCACGGCAGGCGCGGCTTCGCCCGGCACGGCGGGGCATGGCGTGGTTAGGCCTGGCAAGGCATGGCAGCGAGGAGCCGCCGGGGGATCTCTCTGGCGGCTCTTTCATCCGATCAGCGTCACCGGGGTGGCGGCGGCCGAGGCAATAATGTTGATCGCGCCATTGGGAACCGAGTTCCCGGTGAACTCGACCGAGGATTTATTGGCACCGACAACCGGCAGCAAGGTGACCTGCCCGGCGGTCGCCACAGCGACGGCTGGCGTATCGAACGCGACATAGACGGTCGCGGTAATGCTCTGGTTGAAAATCCCCAAATAATCATGGGGCCGCACCGGCAACGCGACGATGTTGGCGGCCCCGGCGGTGATCGGATAAACCGCGGTCGTCATCTTTGCTGAGCCTTGGTCAGTTCGGGATGATCAGTTGGCGGAAGCCGGTGCCCCCGCTGTTGAGGGCGCCGACCTGCACGGTTTGCAGGGTTACGGCGCCGGCGTTGTTCCACAGCAGCGCGACATTGGTGGCGCTCGCGGCCGGCGCCATGTTGACGCTGAAGGTCCGGGTCCACGCGATCGTGGCACCGGCCGCACCCACCGGCGCCTGGCGCATCGCGAACAATTGCGTGGTCGCATCAAAGACCAGGTCGAGCGCCGGCCCGGCGTAGACGTAAACATAGGCGCTGGCGGTCTGCGAGTAGACTGCATTGATCAGAACATGGCCGACGCTGTCGCCGGGCGTCACCAGGTCGACGGCGAGCGGATCGATCGAGATCAGCCCCGGCTGAAAGCTGACGGTGCGCTGGAACGTGGTGACCGCCGCGCCCGCGGTGCCGGGTGCGGCCTGGCGCAACGCCCAGGTCTGGGTGGTGTCGTCGCACACCAGCTCGAAGGCCGGGCCGTTGTTCAGATAGCGAAAGACGCCGGCGGTATCGACATAGAGGTTGACCATCCAGTGCCCGACCATGTCGCCGCCGGTGACCAATTGCACGGGGTTGAGGGTCACCCCGCCGGTGGCGAAGATCCGCCCGGGGCTGGCGTTGGCCGGCGGTGTGACGCCGACGCCGAGCGGGCCTGCCGGGTTGGCCACCGACTGGAAATTGGCGTTGACTTGCGTGGCGTCCGCGACCGTGTCGGGAGTGAAGGTGAAGGGCACCGTGACCATGGCGATCTCCTAAGCAGCAGCGAAATTCGGGATGCCGGGCAGCCCGACCGAGAGCCGCGCCGGGTCGATCAGCATGTAGCCGCTACGCTGATACCGCAGATACAGGTTGCCGATCTGGGTGTTGGCGTCGGCCAGCCCGGAGACGACGAGCGAGGCCTGCTTGAAGACCAAGGTCGTGTGCCACTCGACGGCGCGCTGCGCCAGGATGGCGCCGGCCACCCGGCTGCCGGCGACGGCGGACGGACCCCAGAACCCTTGGTTCCAAAACATTTCGTTCCACCGGTCGCCGAAAGGGCCGGAGGTGTCGAAGGTCGGGGGCAACTGCGTGCCGTCCTCGTCGGGGGCGAAGCCAGCGACGGCGACGGTGTCGAGCTGCACCCCGCGCTCGTCCAACGCAGCGATCAAAGCCGTACCGGTGGGTGCCAGCGCCAGTGCCACCGCGGTTTCGAGGATCGCGTTCTCGAACATGTCGCCCGAATCCGGCAAGAGGCTCGTCTGCAATACCCAGTCGAGCGGAACGCCATTTTCCTGAAAGGTCGCGTCGACGAGCTGGCGGGTGTTGGAGAACCACACGCCGTTGGTGGCGTTGGCCGCGATCCCTTGCCCGAGCATCACGCCGATCCCGGTGGCAAGAACCCACCCGGCACCCGAGCCCAGCACCAGCCGGTTCTGCAGCCGGAAGGTTAGAAACCCGTGCTCGGTCGCCGGACGGTTGGTCGCGGTTATCAGACGCGCGGGATCGGAATGCGGCCCGCTCCAGGCCTGGAGCTTCTCGTGATACCAGTATTCGCCCGCCGCGAGCTCGGGGGTGACGGCCCCGCCGACCGAGACGTAGCCGGTGACCGACGCCCGATAGACGTCCTCGTTGTAAGCCGCACAGATCCGCGACTGGAAGGGTGCGTTGATGAAGGGCTCCGCGACCCCTTCGCCGTTGGCGCCCATCGGCGGGCTGACGGTGCCGTCGAGGTTGATCTGCCGCATGCCGTCCGGGGCGATGAAGCGCAAGGCCGGCGGGACGGAGACGATGCTGAGCGGGGCGTCGGTGCCGATCTGGGCGACGAAATTCAGCGCCAGGTTCTGGGTCGCCGGATCGCCGGTGACCTGCCAAATCGCGGCGGCGCCCTGAAACAGCAGCAACGCCTGGACCACGCCGCCGATCACGGTCTGGTTGGCGAACGGCTGGGTCGTCATCGCGGTGATGTCGAGCCCATTTTGAATCGTCAGAACCTGGTCGGCGTTGGTGCGCTGCAGCGGGTCGCCGGCATCGGAGAAGACCGTGCTGTTCTTGACGGCGTACTCGGCTCGGCCGTTGAACATCGCGACCACGCGCGCGACCCCCGGCAACGGATAGGTGTTGAGGTTGCCCGCCGCCCACAGCGGGCTCTGCGGCGTGCCGCCGGCGGCGGAGAGCACGATCGCGGTGGCGGTGGCCGTGGCGGGCTGCGAGAGCGTCACGCTCAACCCATCGGTCGAGACCGAGGAGATGCGGACGCCGGTGGGGATGCCGGGACCGGTGAGGGTCATGCCGGGACGCCAGCCGGCGAGCAGGGTATCCTTCGACAGCGCGGTGATCGTCGGACTGCCGCTTGTGGTGGTGCCGGTAGCGCTATCGGCGAACCCGGTCATGTCGAGCCAGCCGAAGGCGTTCGGCATCTGAAAACCGGGATGGGTGAAGACGAGATAAGCCCCGACCTGGGCAATGACCGGTGGGATCCAATCGCCGTCGTTCGCGGTGCTGTCCGGCAAATTAGAAATATCCAGTTCCCGGATCGGGGTCGGGCTTCCGGTGTCGAGATTGTAGCCAAAGGGCTCCGATTTACCGGGGAACGTCGAGGACTGGATCATCCCCCAGACCTGGGCGCCGATCTCGATCAGCGCCTCGCCCTGGCCGCTTTGCGGCAAATCAAAGGCTTTTCTAAGGGCAGGCCGCGGCACCCACACGTTCTTGGTGTGCATCGACGGCACCAGGTTGACCGCCGCCCGCAGCGAGCCCGGCGCGCCGTTGGTGCCGTCGACCGTGTCGGTGACGCCCTGCGGCTTGAAGGCGAGAGTCCTCTGCCGGCGAAGCGTCATAAGCAATATATAATTTCGATAATCACCACCCGACCTGTTTTGTCACCTTGGTAGACCCCGCCCATCCTCTGCCGAACACCCTGCGGTCGAGCCCCACGGTCTTGGGATGCGAGGGCTCGTCGTCCTTGGCGGCGAGCCACAGGCGGAGCTTCTGGTCGGGGCTGCCGACGACATCGGGGCCGCCGAGTAGTTTGTCGGCGCGGTCGTCGTCGTTGAGCTGGCACAGCTTCCCGGTCAATTTCTCCAGCATGTAGCCGTCGTGGTGGAACCACGGGTAGCGGGTGAAGTCGAAGACGTCCGGCATCCGCTTCTGGTAGCGGATCATCGCCTGCAATGCGGTGGCCGGCGGCGGGTAGATGAACACCACGGGGCAGTAGCCGAAGATCAACGAAGCGCCGGTGATCGTCGCGTTGGCCGGGACCGTGATGATCGCCTCGGCCGGGGTTGAGCCGGGAGCGGAAAGCCCCTTGAGCATGGCGCCGGGGACGATGCCCTGGCCGGCCACGCCGAGCACGCCGCCGCCGATCAGCCGCATCGTCGAGGCGAGGTTGGAGATCTTGGTGCTGCCGTTGACGACGTCGCCGGTGGTGGTCAACAGGATCCGGTCGTCGATCGGCGTCGACATGTCGGTGGCGCTGAGCCACACGAAGCTCTGCAATCCGGCTTGCTGGACCTGCAGGTCGAACTCCGCGAGGTCCATCGGGATGACCGGATAGGGCACCCCCTGGAGCCACCAGATGAAGGACCGCTGCGCGCCGCTCGAGCCGCTCGAGCCACTGAGCCGCAGGTAGTCGACAGGCAAGAGGTACGGCCCGCTGCCGAACTGGTTGCCGGGGTAGAACGGCAGTTGGCCGCCGAGCGTCGGCGGCGGTTGGGGATGCGGCGGCGGCCTCGGTCCCCAACGGCCGGCGTTCCAAAACATCTCGTTCCATTCGTCGCCGCCGGGGCCGCCCACCTGCCCGCCCCAGCTGTCGAGGTTCCAGATCATCTCGTTCCACAGGCTGGAACCCTGCCCCCGGTTCTGGCCGATCGGCGGCGGCGCGCCGGGTGCGAAATTAAAGAGATACTGCCCGCGCGCCTCGGCGAAGTCGTAGGTGTTGCACATCTCGCTCAAGATCGCGTTGTAGTGCAATACGGCTTGCATTTGTTTACCGGGGCTGTGCGCGGCCTCCAGTGCGAGCGCTATCGTCTGGCCGGCCGTGAGGGCGATTTTGACCTCCTATGCTGAGTCTTTGGAGCCACGGCTTTCTTCACGGCGGGCTTCTTGGCCTGGGTTTTTGTCAAGACGCGCTCGCCTTTGTGGACCTTGGCGACGCCGGTCTTCTTGACCTTGCCGCCGCGCTTGAAGCCGCGCAGGCCTTTCTCGCCCAACTCCTCCCGCAATTGCTGACTACGACTTGTCATCCCAGGCAAACGAGGCCTGCCGGCGCCAAGCATCTCCTGATAGATATCGAATACGTTTTCCCGCGCCGTCACGTCGGACGCCGGGGTTCGCGAACCCTTCTCAGCCATCGCTTACCTCCTATGCGGCGTCGGCGCGGTTGCCGCGCAAGGCGTCGAGGCGCTTCTCGATCTGCTCGCCCAATATCTTGAACGGATCCTCGCCGTCGAGCACCCGGCGGCACTCGGCGATGGCGAGCCGGCGCTCCTCGATCTTCTCAAATAGGTCGCGGATGGTGCGTCGCGCCTCGTCGAGCGAGGTCTGCTGAGTCGCCGAGAGCCCGACCTCCTGCCGCCGGTTCTGACCGCGGCGCGCGTTTTCGGCAGCGAACTGGACGCGCAATCCGGCCAGCCGCTTGACCGTCATCTCGATCTGCCCGCAGTCGTTGGCGCTGAGATTGTAATGGTCGGAGAGATCCGACTTCGCTTTGAGCCGGTCGATGGCGCCGTCGATCGGCTCCAGCAGGCGGAAGATCTCCTCGGCCGGCGCGCCCTGCTCGATCACCGTCTCGTAGTTGACCTGGCAGATCTGGCCGATGTTGCGGACGATCGTGATCTTCTGCTTGGCCGTCTGCGCCAGCGCCAATGCCCGCTGCTCGGCGGCGAACTGGTCGAGCACCGCGACAAAGCGGACGAGCTCCTCGTCTTCGCGCTTTTCGCTCATCCGGGCCTCTTGTGGATGGCGCCAAAGGAGGGACCATTGGGCCCGCCGGCCGCCGCCCCGCCCTGATAGATCATCTGGCCCGATCCCTGGTGGTAGACCGTGCGCGAGCGACCGTCGACCTGGGCCAGGTGGCGGCGGTTCTTGTCCATCAGGTCGTTGAGGTAGATCGCGAGCCCCATATTCACGGTATAGGTGCGGCCGGGCTGGAAGATGCGCTGGTCGATGATGATCGGGTCGGGGTCGACCTCGCCGCCGTTGGCTTTGCGCAGCCGCGGCAGGTCGATATAGATCTGCACCTGCTGCTCCATCTCGGCGGCGAAGGCCTCGTCGGCGGGCATCGTGCCGGCCTCGCGGCGGGCCTCGGCCAGTGCCGCGTCATAGAGCTTTCTGGCGCGCTCCTTCTTGCGCTCCTTGTCGACGTCGCGCTTGGCGCGGGCCTTGATCTCGGCGATCTCGTCGTCGTCGAGCAGGTCGTCGAGCCGCTCCTCGTCCACGGGCGAAGGCAGCACCATCGGCTCCGAGACTTCCGGTTCTTCCTTCGCTGCGGCGATCTCGGCGAGTGCGGCCTTGGCAACGGCGTCGCGTTCGGCGTTTGTCATGTGAAAAGCCACGAGCCGTGGGCGATGGCGTCGGCCGAGACTAAAATAGGCCAACCAACATTGGTGCCGCCGAGGTTGTCGAGCGCCACGACGTCGCCGGGAAAGAGCCGGAGAACCCCGCGGTTGGGGATGAACAAAAGCCCGGTGTACGAGAAGTCGCCGCCCAGCGCGCGCCCCGTGTTCTGCCCGTTCGACAGGTTGGGATCGTGCTTCATGCCGCCCTTGATGGCGGCGATGTCGGCGGGCAGCAGAACCTGCGGCGACGGGCTGTAGGTGATCGCCGTGAGATTGGCCGAGGTGGCCAAGGTGTGAGTCGCCATCTACTTCTTGCCTTTCCGGGCTTCCGAGAGCGCAATTGCGACAGCCTGCTTTCGGCTTTTGACCTTGGGTCCGGTCTTCGAGCCGGAGTGCAATTTGCCCTGTTTGAACTCCCGCATGACCTTGTGGGCCTTGGTGATCCTGGGCATCAGCGCTTCTTCTTCTTACCCTTGGCGGGCGTGACGTGCTCGCCCTTGTGCAGCAGGTGCGGCCCTGTGCGTTTCACCTTGCCGCCCTTCTTCATGCCGGGCAGACCGCCCGGCAATCCACCACCCCCCATGCCCAGCCCTTGGGGTGGGGCAATTGGGGGCCGGCCGCCCAGAGCTCCACCCATCGGGAGGGCTGCGGGAGCCCCTCTGCCGAGCCCGGCCAATAGCGGCCGGCGCCGTGCGGGGCGGCGCGTCACCTTCTTGCTGCGCATTACTCGGAGCCCAACGCCCAGTTGCCAATGCTGGCCAATACCGGGGCAGTGAGCTTCGTCTGGATGTTGGCCGCGGCGGTGTTGATCGCGGCGGCGATCTGGGCGGCGGTCGGGGCCACGGTCGAGACGTTGGCGACCTGGGCATCGGACAGAAACCGCATGCTCTGCGCGAACGGCGCGTTGCCGGGGGTGTCGGAGGGCGTGTAGCCGCCGATGTTCGAGTTGGCCTGCTGCAACAAGGTGCCGCCGGTGCCGCGCGGGGTCAGCGACACATCCACATAAACACGGCAACTATAGAGGTAGTCTGCCATTTAGCTTCTCCTATCCAAACTGTCCAGTTCCAGAAGCCGCGCTCTCTATTCTAGCACCAAAGAGCTGATTCAAAATAATAAATCCGTCGTAACACTTCCATCCGATGATCCTTAACTGGTTAAGGGGATCTGATTTGTCCGCATTAGTTAGTCTGTGCCAAGTAACATTTGCCAATTCTAATGCGGCGAAGTAATGTTCGCCGAACACATAGGTCGGGAACACCGTGACTCCGGTGGCGGGCGGTGCGGGCGGCACCTGCGGGACGCCGAGCCCGGTGATGGTGACGACGGCGCCGGCCGTCAATTGCACGGCCTGTCCGGAATAGGGGCCGGTCGCGGGGACGCCGACGCCGGTGGTGTTGCTGGTGCCGAGATTGGCCGGCACCGGGTTGAGGCCGACATACACCGAATAGGTATAGTTGGCGGGCGACGACGGCAATGTGACCGAGATCGAGCCGTTGGCGACGACGGTCACCGGGGCCGAGGGCTGGTAGATGCGCTGCTCGTATTGGTTCTGCGGGTCGCTGCCAGTGATCTGCACGGTGTAGGCGCCGCCGGCGAAGGTGCCGCCGGTGGCGACCGCGGCGTAGGCGGCGCCACTGTCGTTGTTGGCGAGCCCGACCCAAAACGGGACCATATTGGATTCGCAGAAGTGCATGCCGCGCCACTGGCCGACCTCGTTGATGTAGAGCATCGTGATGTCGCTGTAGGACCAGGCGAGCTGCACGGTCGAGTTGTTGGCAAAGTCGTTCAATGGGATCGGGTGGGCGACGGCGACGTAGTGCTCGTGGGTCGCCGGGTTGCCCTTGGCCTTGCGCGGCCCCTCCTCGATGTCCTTTCTGACGTGCTCGCCGGTCGGTCCGTTCATCATGTAGGCGCCCAGCGTCTTCAAATTCGCGACGGTTCTGTTCACGGTGAACGGGTCGAGCAGATCGCCGGCGACGAGTGCTGCGCGCGAGCCGCGCTGGTTGACGAAATTCACCTGGACCGCGCCCATCAACTGGACCAGCGAATTGCGCTCCAAGGTCTCGGGGAGCTGCAATTCGAGCATGCGTCCGGCTTGCACGAGCACGTCGTGCATCGGGGTGATCTCGGCGATGTCGGTGATGTTGGCGCGGTCGCCCCACTGCATCAGAATGCCGGTGACTTGGCTGATCGAGGGGGCTTGCCCGGGGGGCGCTATGCCTTCGGCGATCGGCCCGAAGGGCAGCACGAAGCGGTTGTATCTGGTCGCCGTGAAGGTCAGCCCCATGCCTTCGGGGATCTTGATCTTCTGGGCGAACTGGCGGACGACCAGGTGTCTCTGGGCGACCGGCAATACCTCCTTGTCCAAGAACCTTTGGACGTCGCCTTGGTATAATGCGCTAGTGCCGGTTGTTACGCCCATTCATCTCTCCTCAGAGCGGCAGCTGCCACCCTGAGCAGAGAGGCTAGCTACCAGACATCGCCTAAACGTGCATTCCTGAGCCGGTCGACGACGGCGTCGTAATCGTCGGCGGCCCCGTTGCGCCGGGGGGGTGCGGCGGTCGAGCGCCCGCCCCCCGGCGTTGTCGTCTCGCGAGCGATCGCCCGCCTGCCGGCCACCCGCTGGCGGTCGCCGTCGCGCTTGGTCTTGTCGCGAACCTGCTGCGCAAGCATTTGATTATAAAGAGCTTCGCGCGTCGGGTTCGAACCCTGCTGGCGCGCCAGATTGAGCATCTCCTCGATCTGGTTGCCCCAGCGCCGGGCCAAAGGTTCTTCGCGCTGCACCGCAGCAAAATTCTGCCGGTCGATGGTGTCGCCGACCTCGAGCCGCGCCCGCATCAATTGCTGCGTCATGCGCGCCTCGGCCTGCCCGGCATAAAATTGCGCCTGTTCATGCGGCTGCATCATCGCCACACGCTCGGCCTCTTGACGCTGGGCTTCGGCATTGCGGTAGGGATCGGGTTGCGGCTGCTGTCGCGAGGTCGCGAGCAAGCTGTCGACATTCTGCCGCAACCGGCGATTGTCTTCTTCCTGCCGTCGCACCGTCCGCCGCAACGCCGTGATAGTACGGTCCCCGGCGCGGGGCTGCTGCCGCGCACCATCGGGTTGTTGCCGGGACGGCTCCTCGCTTTCGGTCTCTTCGGGTTCGGAACCAGATTCTGGTTCGAGGTCTAAGAGGTCGTCGAGCGCAGTCCGATCATCCGCAGCGTCGAGGTCATCGACGTCATCGCGTTCTTCAGACAACTGCCTTCCCTCCGGTGCGACCGGGCTTCCCTGCGCTTCAAGTGCGCGACTCTCGGTTTTCGCTTTACGGCGGCGAATCTGTCCCTGTCAAGCACTTCGAGAACGTTTCGGGATCTTGCAACATTTTTGCGATGCACAATTCCCGCAAGTTCCCGTAGCCGTTTCCCGACTCGACACCCGATGAGAACAGCGCGCTGGATGTGTTGCGCGGCAGGCCAGGCCAGGCACGGCTCGGCCCGGCAGCGCCTCGCGTGGCTTCGCACGGCAGGCGTGGCAAGGCATGGCTGGACCCGGCACCGCATCGCTTGGCGGCGCTCGGCTCGGCAGGCTCGGCTTGGCACGGCTGGGCGCGGCAGGGCAACGCATGGCACGGCAACGCACGGCAGGCGCGGCTGGGCCAGGCCAGGCACGGCCAGGCGGGGCACCGCATGGCATGGCAACGGGACGGCGTCGGTTAGCAGCCGGCGCCGTCCATTCTCGGAGGAAACCTAATGCAAGGGAGCACCGCTTCTACCACCCGCCGCACCCGCGGCAAAGCTCCACCGAACGGCGGCACGACCATCCCGAGCCTCGCGGTCGGGCTGGTCGAAAAAGTTGTTATTCGGCCGCCAAATTTTCAAAGCGGGGTCATCAACATCAAAGGAGTGAGCCCTTATCTCGGAAATAGATTTACCGAAAAGGCAATTCGCAAGATCGAGGAAACCCAGCGCGAGGGCGACCGCGCGCGCAACCGCCGCCGCCGCGAAAGTCGCGACTTCGAAGGCGATGTCGAGGCTGCCAAGCATATCGCCGCCGAAGGCTGGTGCGGCATTCCTGCCGCCGCCTTTCGCAATGCGCTGATCAGCGCCTGCAAGGTTGCCGGTTTTGCCATGACCAGGGCAAAACTTACGATTTTCGTTATCCCGGACGGCTTTGATGCGATCGACGGCATGCCCTTGGTCAAAATCAGCGGCCAGCCCAAAACCCACAAAAGTTTTGGTCGAAACGACAATGGCTCGATCGACCTGCGCTGGCGACCGGTGTGGCCGCAGTGGAGTTGCGCGCTCGGCCTCCGGTGGGACGCCGACCAATTCAGCGTCAGCGATGTCGTCAATTTGACGGCTCGCGCCGGTCTTCAAGTCGGGGTTGGCGAGGGCCGACCGGATTCACGTGACAGCAATGGTTTAGGGCTTGGTCTTTGGGAGATCCAGCAGTCATGAGCATCGAGAGCGAGCTGCTTGATCTGCAAGATGCGGCCGGCATGATTCACGCGGCCCGTGTCGTCGAGTGGGCAGCAGCCAATCCCGGGTCCGATCTGAATCCACAGTTCGACTGGGACAACGAGTCGGCCGGGCCGAAGTATCGGCTGCAGCAGGCTAGGCGGCTGATTTCAATTCATATTCGGTTTGAAGAACAACCCGAGCGCAGAGGCACGATAAGTCTTGTGCCGGATCGCAGGAACGGTGGTGGCTATAGGGCTGTCGGCGATGTCATGCGCAATAGCGAGATGCGCCAACAGGCGTTGCGTCAGGCGCTGCTCGAGGCGCGTCGGTGGCAGGAAAATTACCGTTGGCTTTCCGAGCTTGCGCGCGTTTTCGAGCAGCTCGATCTGGTTGCGGAAGAGGCCGAGGTCACAGCCGCCTCGACTCCTCCGCAAAGACGGCGGCGTGCCGTCGGCGCGTCGCCGGGGATAGGCGCAGCACTTTAGGCGCGGCGCGGCCGGGCATCGCTCCGCGCGGCTTGTCCGGGCATCGCACGTCTCGGCACGGCAGGCTCGGCACGGCAGGCGCGGCTGGGCCACGCCCGGCTCGGCCTGGCGGGGCACGGCGCGACAGGGCAGCGCGCGGCCGGCGGGGCTTCGCCCGGCAGGGCAAGGCATCGCGTGACTAGGCATGGCACGGCAGGCACGGCATCGCACGGCGCGGCAAGACAGCGCGTGGCAGGGCAAGGCACGGCAGGCGTGGCCTCGCGGGGCGCGGCATGGCTTGGCAGGGCTAGGCGCCGCGTGGCAAGGCACGGCAGGCTGGGCACCGCCTGGCCCGGCGCGGCGCGGCCGGGCAAGGCAAGGCAGGCGCGGCTCGGCACGGCGGCGCTACGCTCGGCAACGCAGCGCCTGGCGTCGCACGGCACGGCACGGCAGGCCAGGCATCGCCAGGCACGGCCAGGCATCGCCCGGCTTGGCACCGCCGGGCCAGGCCCGGCAACGCATGGCATGGCAACTAGGGTCGGCGCGGCATAATAACCGCGCCGGCTCTCGCCATTGCATCGGGATGAATTTGGCCGGGCGGACCACGCAGTAACCGCGGTCCAGGGGCTTGGCCACCGGGGGCGGGCGGTGTCGGACCGGGTTGCCCACTGGTTCCTGGCTGACCACCGATCCCTGGAACTCCTGGTTGTCCCGGCTGTTGCTGCTGCTGGGCTGCCGCCGCTTGCGCCTTCATGCCTTGTTGTACTTGATGACGCTGTACATGCACTTTTGCGGAAGCCGCCACGCTCGGGTTGGCGTGCCTGGTCAGCGGCAGGTGCACCTGCATATGACGCGGGTCTTCGTCCATCGGATGAACCCCTACATCAAAGCCCTGCTCCAGCATCTGGTTTTCGAGCGCCGGGTCGACGGCAAGTTGCGCCCTTTGGTCCTTGATGATCAACCGCCCCATGCGCCAGCCGAAAATATTTCCGGCGGCGTGCTCGAGTGCCGGTGCTGGATCCAACATGTAACCAGCGCGAGCGAGATCTTGCGATAGCCCTCTCGCAACATTCAAGAACGCGATCTGCTGCTGCTGCTGGGCGGCGTTTCTTGCTTGTTCTACGCCGAACCAAGTAAAATGATAGCGTGTCGTCGACTGCAACGGCGGCACCGCTTCCATCTTCGCGGCGTGGCCGAGCTCGCCGTAGGTGCGCACCGTGGTCTCTTCGTCGCGGTACTGGTGATCGAGCTCGACCCAGCGGGTCAACATCGGCGTCAGGATGCCTTCCTCGATGACCGAGCAGGCCTCCGCGGTCGTGAGGATGTCGACCGTCTGCTCCATCGCGACCTCGGCCTGGTTGCGCCGTCCGCCGGGCCTTCCTGACGACTGCGGCATCATCGCCGGGTTGACGCCCAGGCTTTGAAAGATCAGGGCAGTGTCGCTCTGAATTATCGCGATGCCGTCCTGCCACAGCTTTGGAAACTCAGCAAAACGGGTAGAGTTTGGATCAACTTCCCAAATAGCTGCCAAATTCAACATCATCGTAGAAGTTCTCGGGTTTTTTGCCGGGTCGGTCATTATTATCGGCAACATACTATAAGTCGCCGAATCAGCGGCTTGGTTTGCTACATCATTTGCATGATATTGAATGCTCGCCACCCCGCCCTCGATCGGCGAAGTGCCCTTGAAGACGCCGGTGACTTTCTCTTGCGGAACCGAGAGCAGCGGGCAGCGGTCGTTCCAGAACGGATTGCGCCGACATGAGAGGATCAGGTCATACCCGCCGTACAAGGACTTCGCCAGCCGCCGGCCCTGATCGCCGCACTCGATGACCTGCCACGTCTCGTAGCCCTGGAAATACTTCCCCCTGCCGCGGATCCCGGCGGCGTCGACCAATTCCTTCTCGATATTGCGGTTGGTGTCGTCGCCTTGTCTGCGGACGATGTCGAGGAGCTGCTGGCCTTCGCGCTTCCTGATCTCGCCGCGCTCGATCATTTCCTCGACCTGGCCCTTGGTCCACCGACGGATGATCGTGACCGAGCCGCCCGCATTCAGCGCGTCCTCGACCGAAGCCGCGGTGACCGGGAGCACCAGCACGTCGGTGTCGTGGATGATCTCGACGGTCGGGTGGTCGTCGACCAATTCCTCTTCGGTGATGGTCTCGATCGGCTCGGGCTGCTCGGCACCTTCCAGCGGCCCCGGCATGCCTTCGAAGCTCAATTGCGGGCGAATTGTTTCACGGGAAACCACATGCCGGGACGTGCGGTTCCAGTCGACGTACAGGTTGTACTGGCCTTCGACGTCGCCGTTTCTCAACATGGCCGCGATCATCTGGGTGCGCAGGCTGGTCTTCCTTACGTAGTCTTCAAGCAGTGCGACGATGGCATGCGGCACCTGGGCGTCCGACGAGGTCGCATCGATGTACCTGCCGCTCGCCGGGAAGATCTGGTTCAAGAACCTGGTTTTACGGGCTTGGACGGCGTTTCGGACTATAGGGACATAGAGCTGGGCGTTGCCGTTGTAGACCTGGTTCTGGTTGAGAATGCAGTTGTAGATGTCCCAGTTGTCCATTATTCTATCAGATCTTTCGGCCTGGTCGCGGAACCCCTCCATGATCCGCCGGAACTCCTGGATCATCTCGTCGTGCGCTTTCGACCCGCGGCGCCCGAGGAGCTCGCGGTCGCGGCGCAGCTCGCTGTCTTCAGTGGATCTGCGCTCGCTCATTCATCCGCCCCGGCAGTGCCGAGCGATACCGCCGACCCTGCTGATCATACGCCCAGTTGACGGCTTCCTCGGCTTCGTCCAACCCCCAAGCCACCAACGAGGCCATGCTTTCGAGCCCCTCCATCAACACGCGATAGCGTCCCGGGCGGGCCTCTCCTGAAGGCTCCCCCCGGACGAACTCGCGGCAATAGCCGCCCGAGAAGGCGCGCAAGGTCCACTGCGCGTCCTCGCCGACCTGAAACGCCGGCTCGCCCTGGTGGGTGCGCGCGAGCTCGCGGCGGATAAAGCTGCGCCCGGGATCGAGCGGCCCCCCGGTCCGCACTTCTACGCTAAAGCTTCGAAGTGCTTGGACCAACCCCACGTTGTTCCACTCGTTGGAGTGCTCCGGCCCGAGCACCGCGATCAAGCCCCTTCCGGCGCGCATGCTGGCGGCGCGCAGCAAATTCTCCACCGTCTCCCCCGGGTCGCCCTCGAACAGCCAGTCGGCGAGCACCCGCAGCCGGCCTTCCTCGAGCTGCACCAGCACCCCGCTCAACATCGTCCGCGTCGCGTTGGCTGCGACATACACCGGCCCCGGCCGCAGCATTTGCGGCCGGACATGGGCCGCGGCACGCCAATCCTCGTAGATCAATCTTCCTGGTCGCAGCTGTAAACTGTAGGCAAGCGCATTCGCCGCGTCGATGTGGCCAGTCGGGAAAGCCAGCAGCTGGTCCCGCAGATCCAGCATTTCCTTGGCGAAAATCACTTCGCCAGAGGCAAAAAACGGTTGCAGTCCCTTGATAAAATCGATCTTTCCGCGTGGCGCTCTGATGCCCCGGTAGGGAATGCTCCCTTCGGTGATCATGCGCTGGCGGATCGGCTGCAGCAACCATTCGTTGAGCCCATCTTCTTCAACTCCGAGTTCAACCAATTGGTGGTCGTTGGCCAACCGAAAACACAAATCGACGATCTCGTCCGGCATCAAGGCCGCCGCGCCGGCCTCCCACACCACCAGCCGATGGCGCTCCCAGCTCCACACCGCCCACCCGGTCAAGGACGAGGTTCTTCTGACCGTCCTGGCCGGGTCGATCATCCCGAACCGCGCCTGAAAGGTATATTCCTGCGGCGCCACCCGGATCATCTCCGGCCGGAACGTGCGAGACCCCTCGGCCACGGCCTCGCACATGTACTCCCGCGCCCACACGTCGGCCTCGCCCAGCGCGATGTAGTCGCCTTGCTCCTGGTCGATCCACGTCAGCGGGTAGCGCCCGGGCCATGCCGGGGACCTGATGCCATCGGCATCGATCCGCTCGATCGGAAAGGTATGGCTCGGCCACCCCGGCCTGGGTGTCCTCACCAGCAGCATCGGCACCGACTCCTGGTCCATCGGCGTCGCCAACACCCGCACCCGCCGCTTGGGGTCGCAGGCCGGCAACAATTCCGCCAGAAACCACCGCAGAGTGCGCCTTCGCCCCTCGGGAGACTGCACGTTGTCCTTGTCCTCGAAGTCGTCGACCACCACCAGGTCCGGCCGCCAGTCGAGGTGCTTGATCCCGCGGATGTCCTGGTCACGTCCCATCGCCTGGACCGCGAGCCCGCTCTTCAATACCAGCTTGGTCTGGGTCCACGGCTCGGCCACCAGGTCGCCAAACACATGGCGCAACTCCTCGTTGGTCTTCAATTCGTTGGAGATCGCCGCCAGGCGCTCGGCCGCGCGCGCCTCGCTCGACCCGATCAGCAGGCAGTTCCTGAACCGCTCCAGGCACGCCCACAAGGTCACCGCCTCCTCCGAGAGCGTGCTCTTGCCGCTCCCGCGGAACGACAGGATCACCATGCGGTCGGCCGCGTCCCACAGGGCCGCGATCAGTGCCGAGTGAAACCCCGGTGTCGCGTCCTCATGGCGCCGCGCAAAAAATTCCTCGTGCGCCCAGTGCGGGTCGACCGCAATGACGTCGGCCAGCAGGGAGGCGTCGTCGGCGATCACGGCGCCCACACAACTGCGATGTGGCGGGCGAGCGGCAGCGGGATCTTGGCGATCATGGCGCTGGCGGCTTTGCGCGCGGGGGGTTTGCTTGATGCCAGTCGCGATATGCTTGGTTGCTCGGCGTTAAACCAGTCGTCTCCGCATTTTACACCTTCAACCGATGCGCTCTGAAAACTGCGACTCGAGCCATCGAAGCGAAAGCCTGACACCTTGCGCCCATCCGGGTTTTGTCCCTTCCCGCTGGTGGTGTTGTTGGCGACGTTGAACCCTTGGAACGTGTACGGCATCAGCGCCGGCACGTCGCCCCAGAGATAGAAGCTCCCGTAGTTCCAGCGGGCCCGGCCGACCCATGGCTGCGCGCCCCGGACGTTCTCGACCACGAGCGGAATGTGTCTCCCGGCCGCCTCGCACGCCTCGCGCTGGATGCGGAAGCACGCATCGAACAGCGTGTTGTCGGGCGGCGGCAGAGCCTTCGCGCGCTGCCACGGCATGGCCCGGTAGCTGTAGGCCTGGCACGGCGGCGAGGCGACGATCAGCGCCGCGTCGCGGAACTGCGAGCCGTGCAGCGTTCGCACGTCCTGCAGCACGAGCTGCGTCGGGTAGCGGTGATCGCCGTAGCGGTGGGCCGCGATGTCGAAGCCTATGACGTCGTAGCCCTCGAGGAGCAAGCCCTCGGTCCAGCCGCCGAGACCGCAGAACAGATCAATCGCCAGCGGCCTCATTCCTCCTTCTCCCCCTCGTCCCCCTCATCCTCGCCGTCCAAGTCGTAATCCTCCATCAAGTCCCACGGCTCGGCCACCTCGTCATCGTCCCCGTCGAGATCGGTGTCCGGGTCGCTGTTCACCGCAAAAAGCTCGTCGAGCCAGTCGACCAGATCCTCGGCTTCCTCTTCCGGCATCGCTTCAGCCATCGCTCCGCGCTTGCTCGAACTCCAATGCAATCATCCGCTCCATCCCGGCCAACAGCCCCCGGGCATGCGCCAGCCCTTCGCGCACCTCCGGCGCCCAGTTCCGACCGTCGACCCAACAGTCGTCCTCAGCCAGCAGCCGCTCCAGCCGCGCCGCCAGCGCCGCCACCCACAGCCGCATCGCCGGCCAGTCGATCTGCGGCTGCTTCGCGGGCGCGAACAGCCTCGACCATTGCCGCTCACCCCCATACGCCGCCGTATAGCGCCGAACCGCCGCCCGCAGGTCCTCCAGGTGCCCGGCGCGCTCTCTCCGTTCGCGCTCACTCATCCCGTCTTCGCTCACCAGCCGCCCCAGGCAAAGTGAAAAGCAGCCGCTCAACGCCGCCATACCGCCGCAGCTGCTCGGCCGCGCTCAGTTCCCGGTGCTGATAAATCACCGGCATCGTGCACATGCCAACACCCCAAAATCCACGGTAAATCTCCGGATCCTGAGCCCCCGGCGGCAGCGCGAAATGCGGATCCCCGCGATCCGGCGGCCCCTGCATGTAGACCCTCACCCAACGCATCAGTCGTCCATCACCGGCTTCCTCAACCACCCCAGACGCCGCGCCTCCTCCAGCGCCTGCCGCTTGCGCACGCTGTCGGCTCCCCCCGCCTTCAGCGAATAGCGCGACAACGACCGCGGCAGCCGCGGCACGACCTTCCGCGCCGCGCGGAAGCGCTGTAATCGCTCCAACCCGCTCATCGGCCGACCACCCAAGGCTGCCGTCATCACGCTCGTTTCCTATGTCTACCGGTAACTTCCCAGACCCCGCTTGACTCCAGCCACCCTACCGTTAAAAAAATTTCGCGCTACAACTCCCCTCGCGCGCAGCAACAAAAAAATCCTTTCTTCCCTTGCGGCGGATAGGGCGACGGCCCGAAAAGCCGGTACCCTGCAACCGGCCTGCCGCCGCAACCTTCACTCCCGCCCGCAGGTTGAACACCGCAGCCCGAATATTCCCGCCGGTAGAAACCGCTCAAAACTAACCGCAGCTTGCCAGAGGGTTAGATAGTGCAGGTTGAGACACAGGTGTCTCACTATCCTGCCGGTAGAAACTGCTCAAGGCCAGCCGCGCTTTCCGAGGCCGTATCCGAAATTCACAGGCCCCCTCTCCCCGGCCCGGGGTCTCCCCGTACCGGGCCGGCCGGGCATGGCCGGCCCTGGGACAGGGGCGCGAGGGGCTCGAGCTCGTCTCGAGCGCCACGGGCACCGCAGCACAACGCGTGCAATATCAATAGCTTACGCGCCCGCGTCACGGTCCTGAAGTTCCGTGACGATTGCCGCGCGACACCGGGCGTAGCTGAGGCGCTTCAAGCGCTTCAGCGGTCCCTCGGCATGGGCAGAGGCCGTGTGTGGCGCTGTGTTCGCCGATTCGGGCTCGTTATATCCGTTCGGATATTCCGCTGACGTATAAAGCAGCGGTTTTTGCTGCGGGGTGTGACCGGAACGGGAACGGCATGGTCACGGAATTTATCTGCGATAATCTCTTGACGCATCTATTCACAACGCATATATAGAGGGGGACGGAGAGAGGGCGCGGCATGGGGCCGAGCTGAGGTGAGTGGAAGGGACCACGGGAATGACGTCACGAGCGACGCGGAGCGAGATCAGCCAAGCGCTGGCGAAGGCGATAGCTTACCGCGATTGCGGGAAGGGCAAGGAGGCTGAGGCATGGGCCGTTAAATTGGTCCGGATGCCTTTCCACAGTTGAAGGCGCGGCACCAGCGCCGCGCCCCCGTCCTATAACCCGCTCTTCAAAATCGCCTCAGCCTCAAGCCATCCGCGATCTAGCGGCTTAGGGGAGGATTTGGCGATGACGATTTACCGCAATCTAAGAATGCAAGCAGCGATTAGCGAGCAAGATTTGCTGCGCGCGGTCACTGACGCGCTGTTCGCCCGCCGCGCGTCGCCGCAGGCTCTAGCGAGTGCGTTGGGGATCAACCGGCGCACGGTATTGCGCTGGCTGAGCGGGCACAACGCGGTGCCGCTGGAGGTGTGGCGGGAGCTGGCGGGGATGCTGGAATTGCGGCGGGTCGAGGTTGAGGAATTGCGGCGGGAAGTTGACGAGACGATAGAAGCACTGGGCTGGCCCGCGGCCGGTTGATCCCCGGGATCAAGTCCGGGCCCTTCGATGAGAACTCAGGAGAGGAGGGTTGAGCGATGAAGATCAGCGAATTGATTGCCGACTTGCAGGCGCTTTTGCAACAAGCGGGTGATCTCGACGGCGTCAAGTACGGCAGCGCCGGCTGGGTCTATATCCCGGCCGAGCAATTCGACGATGAGGACGCGCAGGGGTCGGAGCGATGGGATCGCGAGGAGGAGTGAGCGACGAGGATCGCCGGCTCCTGCCTAGGAGCCGAGCCTGCGATGCCATGCGGTGCCGGGCCGAACCTAGCCTAGTGGAGCGGCGCCGAGCGGTGGAGGGGCGGATGATATCAGCGATAAAAGCTTTTGGATACCTGCGCACTTCGAGCGCAACCAACGTCGGCGGCGACAAGGACTCGGACAAGCGGCAGCGCGCCGCGATCGCGGGCTATGCCGCGAGTGCCGGCTATGAGGTTGTCCAGGAATTTTACGATGCGGACGTGCGCGGCGACGATACGATTTGGGAGCGGCCGGCGATGGGTGCGATGCTGGCCGAGATGCTGGCCGACGGGGTCAAGACGGTGATCGTCGAGAGCGCGAGCCGCTTCGCCCGCGACCTGATCGTCCAGGAAACCGGGTACCAGCGGCTGAAGTCGCTCGGCATCGTGCTGATCGCGACCGACCATCCCGACACGTTCACCGGCTCCTCTCCGACGGCGACCCTGGTTCGGCAAATCCTGGGCGCGGTCAGCGAATTTGAAAA